TGTTGCACTTCAATTGTAAATTCGTCCTACAAAAAAATCCCGCCCGCAGGCGAGATTTTTTAAACCAGTAAGAATTAATCTTAACGGTTGTAGTATTCATTTTGAACGAAAAACAGGTGTTAAAGCACTGGTATCAAGCGATTCCGTGTTTCGTGAAATAGAATCTCCCACAGAATCTCCCACAGCAATTTTAAAGGTTAACGATTTTCGCAAAAAGTTCTGCGTTTTTTTGGTCGTTTCCTTTGATGGCGTGGGCGTAAATTCGTAGGGTGATGGCAGGGTCGGAATGACCTAGCCTGGCGGCAACATCCACTGGACTGACACCTGCGCCCATCAAAATAGTTGCGTGGGTATGACGTAGACTGTGAATTACATAGCGACCTGGTTCGATACCTGCTGACTTGATGACCTTTTGAAAATGGTAGTATGCCGATACATGGTTAAATTCAAAAAGGACATTTCGTTGACTAAACCCCGTTCCAGATTTCAAGCCCTCGGCCTTAGCTGCAGTCATGAATCTGTGCAAGGATAAAATCATCGCTTCATCAATCGAAATTGTACGAACGCTTGAGGGTGTTTTGGTTGGGCCAAAGCCATCAGGTGTTCTGGTTCGTTGGATGGATAGTGTTCTTTTGGTGAAGTTAATATCACGCCACTCTAGGCCAAGTCCTTCGCTCAAACGCATGCCTGTAGTTTCTAGGAGTTGAAAAAAGAGGCGAGTAGGTGTCTCTTCCAGCCGTAGTTGTTTGTTGAAGAGCGCTAAGTCTTCCTCACTAAACGGCTTACGGCGTTCAGACTTCTTAAACCTGATCCCTTTGAGCCGGTTGCGAGGGATGATTTCATTTTCCTCAGCTGCATTCATAATTACCATGAACATCCGGTGGTTGGCCTGCACAGATGAGGGCTTGAGGTGTTCCAACTGTGGTTGTATGAATAGATAGTTATACTCCATTTTCGTGAGCTTACCTAACTTGCGATCCCCTAGTAATGGTAGAATATAATTCTTAACCGCCGTGGCAAAATTCCGCCGGTAGTTTGGACGCCATTCGGCTTCATTCATCTTCAGAAATTGAGTGGTCCACTGCCGGATGGTCATCCCTGAATCCAGCAGCTGATCAGCTTCATCCTCCGAGACTTTCATCTCTGCAGTAAGTTCCGCCTTATGAGCTGCTTCGGGCGTGGTGAATCCCCGTTCTTGCTTTTCATGGCGTTTACCAAACGAATCATGAAACGGGTATCGAAACATCCAGCGTACTCCTTTTTGAGTTTCATACGAAAACACGTTAATGTAGTTTGTTTTTGTCAATTTCAATTTATTTTTCCTCCTAGCGTGGGCAGCGCTTGTGGAGAATTGTTGTGAAACCACCTTCTTTCAGGTATGATTGTATTCGAAAAGGTCTAGAAATATTCCTTTCAACTGGTAGCGCATCCAACTTCTTGGCGGGAGGGGATGCGCTTTTTTATTATATAAGTACCGAGGATTATTTGGTTAATCCAGCGTTTTTATCTAAGTGTTTGTAAAGCGTGTTACTGTCCTGCGTGTTACTTGTCACATGGTTTGCTGTTTTGCGATTTACTTTTTGAATAGCATGGAATGCAAGATACTTGGCATAGTCTTTATTTGTTTGACTTGGTGCATCTTTGATGGCAGATACCCAACCATCTAACAACCGTTTATTAGTCTCAGTAGCGCCATTAAGTTTTAAAAATGGCTTTCGAATTGAGTAAGCTCGTTCAGATATCTTTGCTTCGTCAAAGTTCTTTTTACTAAATTGCCAGACAGTTTTTTGCTCCGCATCGGCTAACCTGGTAAGTTGTTCTTCTTGCGGCTCCGTTACTTTTATTCCTCCATAACTGGGCCGATTGTCATAAAATCCCCATCCCAATATGATTATTCCTACAAAGAAGCCAAGCAGATTTTTCTTAAATGCACCTTTGGTTTTTCGTTTACGAAACATTTGAACGATGAAAAAGATAGCCGCTATTAGTCCAATTAATCCGACAATTTCACGCATGATAATACCTCCATTAAGGATAGTCGTGTTTAAAAAAAAGTCTGCAGGTTATTTAGTTAATCCGTCATCATTATTTTTCTTGAGCAATTCAATAATTTCTTGATTTTGGCGAATGATAATCCAATTCTGCTCAACCAGTGCGTTTTGAAAATTTAGTGACAGCCGATCGGCGGCATTTCCGGTAAAGCCAAGAGCAATCCCCGCTTGGGTCAAGCCACTGCCAGCTAGTTGATTGCTGATGTGTTTTACGGATTCGAATGAGTTTGAATCCAAGTTTTCTAGATGCTTAGATGATAAGTATCCAAAGGCTTTTATATCATCCTTGGTCACTTTTCCTTTACTGTGTTCTGTTTCCAGTGTCTGTATGTTTTGGAGTCTCTCTTTAATTTCGTCAAGTGAATATTCCTTTGGCGAATCAGTCAGTCCAAAACCGGCTTGTTTCCAATGTTTATTACATATGAATTCACCAGTACGAAGTTTAAGACGAGAATCTTTAAAGCCAAATTTTACACCATCAATACCGCAGTCTGCCATGATAGTACCTCCCTTTAATAGGTTCAGCATATCAAATTTATCGAAAACTATCAGTAATTATTTGATACCGATTTCATTTTCTTCACAGTAAACCGCGATTTTTTCAGCGACAATCTCGCTTAGGTATCCCGGAACATCGAAGGATTCCATAAAATCAACCGGGTTTGCCATCGCTTGAGGACGGTCCTTCATATAATATGGAAGGATTAAGTCAATGGCTCCAGCGTGAGCGTGGTTTTCAATCTCAGATTTTGTTGAGCGGTTTGAGTAGTACAACAGGCGATCATCTGGGTCATCATGATATATGTGTGCCATCTCGTGGCCCAGCTGAAAAGCTAACTCGTCTGGACGAATCCAGTGTAGATTCATGATGATACGATGTCGCTTAACAGACGCAGTTGGGGGAGTTGTTTGGCCTAAGCCATCAGTCCAAATGACATCAATACCGTCCCGGGCTGCCTTTTCTTCTAATTCAAACAAAACAGGATTGTTCAATACTACTCACCCCTCATGAGTCGCTTAATCAATGCCAAGTCTTCAGCGGGGATGGGCTTACCATCGTAGGTCATAATGACATCATCATCATCGATCGTTGCTTTGAGATCTATTTGTTTGGGTTCGCTTGTTTCAGTTTCGCCGGTTAAATCACTGTAGGAAACACCGAGTACGCGAGCAACAGATTCAACAGTCGGTTTGGCTGGTTTATGATTTTTCCATCCATAGATGGCGTTTTCACTCAAGCCGGCCTTTAAAGCGACTTGTTTGATGTTCATATTCCGAAGCTTCCCATATTTTTTAATTTTATCTATCATTGTCATATCAAGCTTTCCTCCCGAAAAGTTTGACGAAAAAGTATTAAGTTCGTAAATTCTATTGACAAATAGTATTAACGTCGTTATACTTTATTCATCAGCTAAGGTTATTAGGTGTCAAAGCAAAGTATCCCAATTTAGTAAAACCGTTGCCAGACGGGGGTTAATGTGGGGTAGTTGTGCTTATTTTTCTATGGCTTCATTGTACGACAATCGTACATTACAGTCAATAACTTTATTAAGCTGAAAAACAAACCTGAAAAGGGAAGCGGGTGAAACGCGTAATGACAGTGCTAGAGAAGCGCTTTAAGAAACATCTAATTGATAAGGAAGTGACCCAAAAGAGTGTTGCTGACCATTTCGGCTGGACTAGTCAGTATCTCCGCCAATTAATGGCAGGTAAGACAATGGGCCCTGCGGCAGACAAAAATCTTCAATCAGTTAAGGACTATTTAGGAATGAAATAGGAGGTAGGGCAATGAACGCAGTTTATTTTGCAAAACAGGTTAAGGCTGAGGCAATGCAAGCTATCGAAAGTCGTGACATGGCAGCACTCAAGTTTGACATTGTTAATGCTGTGGCAATGAAGAAAAGTAAGGTTGAGGTGATTACTACTTTACCGATTTCCTCATTGGTTACAAACGCGCTAGACGATGAAGGAATCACCGTGTTATTTGATAACGTAACGAGTGAGGGTACAACCTTTACCACATTTGACCTCACTGGATTGGAGATGCAATGATTGCCTTGCGATTACTGTTATTTCTATTAATTGGCTGGGCCATTGGTAAGCGTGGCAGCAAGCTGTTTGACTAGAGGTGAGCAAATTGGCACTAGAAGAACAAATTCAGGAGGCCGTTACAGCTGAGGTATTTGATTACCTGAAACCGTATCTACAGCGGATGGTTAGAGAATATATTTTGCTGGACAGAAACCAGGCCTTTGAATCGCTCAGTGTGTCACGGGCCTTCTTCGATAAGAACATTAAGAATAAACCTCAAGTGAAGCTGGCCGAGCGCAAATTTCCTGAGAGCGACAAAGTTTTCTATGAACCAACCGAATTAAAAAAAGCAATTCTATCATTAACTAAATTTTGAGCGTGGGCAGCGCACATGGAGTGATTAGGTGACATCAGTATTAGTTTTTGTTCTAGTGTTCGGAATTGGCGGAGCACTACGAATGATTTATGAAAGGAAGCACAAATAAATGAATTCTAGTTATTGGCATAACAAGTTTATGAAGACGCCGGTTAGCTATGAAAATCTGGCCGCCTATCGTTTCCAGCAATACGAACGATTACTGAAGGAAGAATATAGTGCAAAAATTCATTGAGTTTCTAGGTAACTTTATTGGGGTAGCTCTGTTGATGGTTGCTGCTGGTCTAGTTGCGTTGCTAGCAATTGGCGTGTGGAAGCTAGTCTTTATCTGGTAGGAGGGGAGATTAATGAAAGATTTAACGCTTACGAAAACGAACGGAACACCAGGTGTTGGTACCAAGCCGGTCTTTATCGATACTGAACTGCATGCAAAGATTAAGGAATTGAAGGAAGAGACAGGCCTTACAATCACAACTATTGTCGACGCTTTCCTTCGTTACGGTGTTGAAAACGTTGAAATTAAGGATGGTGATGAATAGTGGATGCATTGGAAAAACACGATTTAGAAAGTTCAGATGAAATCAGTAAACCTTCTTTTGAAGTTAACGACTTGAAGTCTGCAACCTGGGTAATGCGTAAACTACGGGCGCTAGATACTAAAGATGCAGAAACTAATGCGACTGCGAATGAACAAATCGCTTCAATCAATGACTGGCGCGACAAGCAATTGGCAGATAACGACAACAATCGTGGATTTTTACAAGGATATCTGGGAGCCTATCTGGATAAACTACGTGAAGAAGACCCAAAGGCACGAATCGAAACCCCGTATGGCTCAGTGTCTACGCGCAAGACTCCCGCTGGAGTGCAGTGGGTCGATAAAGATGTGCTGGAAAGTCTGGAGAGTCAAAGCCTTAGTGACTTTATCCGAGTAAAGAAGGAACCCGACAAGAAGGCTATCAAGGCACAATTCAAATTTGTGGAAGGTCATTACATCAACGCGGATGGACAAGAACTGAAAGGTGCAATCGAGAAACCATCTCATATTTCATTAGTGGTGAAGACGGATGTTCCAACTTCGTAGTTACCAGGCCGAAGCAGTTAAAGCGGTACGAGAGGCCGTTACTGCTGGTCACCAGGGTATAGTCATTCAGTCACCACCAAGGACTGGAAAAACGATCATTATGGCCGACATTGCTAGGAGCGCGACCAAGCAGCATAACCGAGTATTATTCATCGTACATCGGAGCGAGATATTAGCTCAGGCCCGAGAAACGTTTCGCGCCGATGGAGTAGATATGCAACTCTGTCAAATGGGGATGGTTCAAACACTCACACGGCATGTGAAGGATTTAGTAACACCCGCGATAATCATCGTAGATGAGGCTCACCATGCCCTGTCACGGTCCTATCGGAAGATACTGGATAACTTCCCGCAATCGGTGAAATTGCTCTTTACGGCCACCCCATGGCGTATGGACGGCAAGGGACTTGATGGGGTGGCTGACACGCTTATCCAAGGCAAGCCAATTAGTTGGCTGATGGATAATGGTTTTCTGGCCCCAGTGGATTATTATGCGCCGTCTGGACTGGACAACTCCCGGCTAAAGACGAAGCGAAACGGTGAGTTCGATGGAACCAGTATTGAGCAAGCCATGAAGCCGAAAATTTACGGGGATGCCGTCGCCCACTATCAGAAACTAGCAGCGGGCAAGCAGGCAATTGCGTATACGTACAACGTGGCGAGCGCCCAGCGTCTAGCCGATGCGTTTAATGCGGCCGGGATAACGGCACGAGCTGTATCAGGTAAGACGCAGAAGAAAGACCGTGAGCGGATAGTGGCGGCCTACCGAGCGGGCAAGATTCAGGTGGTGACCAACGCAGAATTATTTACCGAAGGCTTAGACCTTCCCAACGTCGATTGTGTCATTATGTTACGGCCCACACAGTCACTATCGCTGTATCTGCAATTTGCCATGCGGTCGATGAACCCGCGGAACGGCAAGCGAGCCGTGATTATTGACCATGTAAATAACGTGGAACGGTTTGGCCTTCCTACCATAAACCGGGTATGGACGTTAGGGGGCCGTGACAAAAACAGTAAGTCTAGCAATGGCGAGCCAATTAAGTCAGTGACCGTGTGCCCGATATGTTTCGCGACGTTCTATCGCCACGGGGATGAGTGCCCGTTTTGTGGAGCACTACTTACCGAAGATATTCAGATTGATATCGATTCAAACGCTGAGCTAAAAAAAGTAGAGGCCAACAAACGATTGGCCCTGGCGAAGAAATTGATTGACGACCAGGCACTAGAAGCAGTAGCCGACAAATCGCCAGCAGAATTAAAGACCTATGCCGAGATTAAAGCATATGCAAACCTACATGGCTACAAACCGGGATGGGCCTACTTCCAAGCAAAACTGAAAGGATTGATTAGAAAGTGAGCATTTTACCAAAAAATGAACTGCACAAGCCGTCAGGTACCCCACGAAACTTCTTTATCTGGGGCGCGACCATGAGCGGTAAGAGTTTCCTAGCGGAGCATTTCCCGAATACGCTGGTACTGAACACGGATGGCAACAGTGCTATGGGAACGGCTCCCAGTATTCAGATTCGCAACACACGTAAGGCCGATGGGAGCCTTGACCAGAGCTGTATCAAGCAGTTAGACGATATTATTCTGGCACTGGGTACAGAAGCTAACACTTATGAAACGGTCACACTGGATGTAATTGATGACGTCTGTGGACTGATTGAACAGGCCATCTGTTTGAAAGCAGGAGTAGAAGCACTGGCCGATATTGGCTATGGCAAGGGCTACGCGATGTTTAATTCAGCGTTGCAAGGATTGGTGATGGACCTTAAGGCCTTGCCAATCAACGTTGTCTATATCAGTCGAGAGAACGATATTACTGATGATAATAATGTGACCGTCAAAGTTCCGTCACTGAAGACTAAATATTACAACGTGGTTAATGGAAATTGTGATTTGGTAGTTCACACCCAACATATCGGAAAGAACTACTTGCGCAACGTCACCGAGGTTCGGCGGCAGTACCACGCCAGTGAAGTAGACGACCCAAAGATTTTAAATATTTTAAAAGCTATCCCCGGCGCATTGACACCGGAACAAACAACGAAAGCAGGTAAATAATAATGAGCTTATTAGATTTAGCGGCACATGCACTAGACAATTTTGATGCAAAAAAGGACACGGTATCTACCAGTCAAGGGCTACCAGATGGTATCTATAACGTAGTGGTTGAAGATATCTCACATGCAACTTACGATAGCGGCTGGGAATGCGTCAAATTAGTCTTCGGCGTGTTAGATGGCGAACATGCGGGTGAAAAGGAATACGATAACCTTAGTTTTGCCGAAAAGACAACTACTGGTAAAGCAATGCCCGACTTTGTTATTAGCAATAACATTCGATTCATCACGAAGCTTGGGGCATTACTAGGTGTTCAAATCACACCGCAGCATTTTGCTGGCCCAACCGAAACCGAAGTGCACGAAGCGTTGGTAAATGTATTGGCTCCGGAGAAGGGTAAGACAGTCATCCTTCATGTTAAGCACACACCAAACAAGAAAGACCCCTCTAATCCATACACCAACTATGAATTAGAAGAAGCCGAACAACCAGAGGAGATTGATGTTACCGATGACCAATTACCTGATGCTTTGAGTGGGGCACCAACATTAACTGACAACGACTTACCACCAGTACCCGATGAAACTAAGTCACCGTTCTAAGTTTTACAAGCGCAATGTCGTTTTCCATCGGTTGGGTGCGAGGCCCATTATTGCCGAGGTGATTTTTTGAAAAATTTAGTCAACTATGCCATTGTATACGCCAAAGCGGGGTTCTCAGTGTTGCCGATGGTTGGGAAACAACCACTAATTAAATTTGCCGATAAACCAGCACTGACACCGGAGCAAGTCCAAAAGTTTTGGATGACCCACCCATACTCTCAAATCGCTTTGAGAACCACAAACTTCTTTGTCGTTGATATTGATGAACACCCAGACGGAGCTGATGGGTTCAAGTCATTCCGAGAGTTCGAACATCCAGAGTGGTTCCGTGACACGCTATCACAGACTACGGCAGGTGGGGGAAGGCAATTGTTCTATCTGAAACGTGATACAAATATGGAGCAGAATATTGGCTGGCTACCTGGCATAGATGTAAAAGCTCACGTAAATAATTATGTTGTTGTAGCTCCGAGCGAGCGGGGTGGCCATCAGTACAAGTGGGAAAACAATAATCCGATTGTGACGGCATCCCCCGAACTGGTGGCATCCATCAACCAGCGGCCCGACTACAAACCCAGTAGCCTCAGTATCGATTATGATGGCAAGACGGCCACGGCAGAATTGTTTGAAACGATTAGTAAAGGACTAGGCGATACAGGGGGCAGAAACAACGCCTTAGCGAGTTTCTCTGGTGGCCTACTCATTAGGGGCGTTGACCCTGAAAGTGTCCTAGACCTAGCAAAAATTGCCAATGCACGGACGCCTGATAGTTTAACTGAGCGAGAAGTAATTCGAACCGTGGAGTCTATGGTTAAAAAAGAAATCAGGAGAAGGGAGGCGCAAGCATGAGCTTTGAAGACGAGGCCGAAAGGTTGCGGGAAGTTAAGAAAAAGAAAGTCATTCCATTCGATAGCAAGATTCAATTCATGCGGAATGCTAATGGTGGTATCAAAGCCAACTCCATTGAAAATGTGTGCTTGATTTTAGAGCACGATCCACTGTTAAAAGGCAAGTTTGCCTATAACGAATTTAGCTTTGAAACAGAAATGACGGAAGATAGCGTAGAACTAATGCTTGAACATGGCCCGTTGCAAGATGATTTTACTCCAGCACTGCAACGCTACATGGAGAAAAAGTATCAGGTCATGTTCGCAAATAAGATCATAGATTCTGCAGTGGTTGAAGTGTCCAGACGAAACGTCTTCAATCCCGTTATCGAGTACTTTGAAAAATGCTATTACGATTGGGATGGGAAGAAACGTGTTTCAGACTTCCTACCAACCTATCTAGGTGTGGAAACATCCCCAACCACAACACTACAGACAAAGCTGTTTTTTGTTGGGGCGGTTGCTAAGACTTATAAACCAGAAACAAAATTCGATTACGTTTTGGATTTGGTTGGTGGTCAAGGAACCGGGAAAACAACATTACTAAAAGTCATGAGCAATGGATGGTATACCGACCAGTTCACAGACTTCGAGAATAAAGATAATTTTGGCAACATGGTGCGGGCATTAATCGTGAATGATGATGAAATGACTGCTACGAATCAAAGTAGTTTTGAAATTCTGAAAAAGTTCATTTCAGGAGAACAATTAGCTTACCGACCACCATATGGACGGCACACAGTCCGGCGATATAAAAATTTCGTGATTGCCCGGACAACTAATGAAGTCACCTATCTCAAAGATAAAACTGGTGAGCGGCGTTTCATGCCGGTGCTAGTCCACCCCGAGTTACAACGAAAGTCACCAGTGACCGAATTAGACCAGGCTACTGTGGATCAGCTGTGGGGTGAGTTCGTGAATTACTACAAGGGTGGGTTCAGTTTCGGCCTGACTAATCAGGAGGAGCAAGAGCTGAACGAAAATCGTGAACAATTTAAGTACATTGACGCTGAGGAAGATGCAATTGAGATTGCACTGGCAGAGATGACACAAGATTTTGTTACTAGCGCTGACATTGCTTTTCACATGGGTGTTCAAGACTTGATTAAGAATCGAAAGCTAGCGAACAAAATCAAATATGTCATGGATAATCATAATGGATGGCGGGCGATTCAAAAGAGAATCGGTGGAATTCCGAAGCGTGGATATGAGCGAGTGTAGTGAGTGTAGTGAGAGTGTAGCGACTTTAGTGACTACACCTCCGCCCTACAGCCCCAAGGTATACAGACATATGTAGTTACTACTACTTAATATTATATATATATATTTATTTATATAGGTATATAGGGTATAGGGCTACGCGCGTATAGGTATAGGAAAGTTGAAAACAAGTCGCTACATCGCTACAAATGCCGTACACCTTAGAGCCGCAAGGGATTCAGCGTATCTCTAAAACTTTTAGTGTAGTCACTACTCACTACACTTTTTGAAAGGACAAAGATATGCGAGAACAAGAGATTCAAAATCAGATTCGTGTGGCGGTATCGCAAAATGGTTGCACGATCTTCAGAGCAAATGTTGGTAAGGTTAAGACGGATGCAGGCCGTTGGTTTGATACGGGGTTGCCGACAGGATTTCCAGACCTTTTTGGATTTAGACACAGCGACAAGCAGATCTTTTATATCGAAGTGAAAAACGAAAATGGTAAACCACGTGATGATCAAGTGAAGTTCCATGAATTTCTAATGAGTCGAAATATAATTCATGGAATTGCTAGATCTGCAGCTGACGCATTGAAGATAATTAATGAGTCACTGGTAGGCTATGGATTCGGAGGTAATTAATATGTCGTTGAATAAAGAGTTATTAGCCAGCGTGCAAGCGGCTGAGTCCAAATTTGGGCGGGTCGAGTATTGGCCAATGGATGAGTTGAAAAAGATTCAAGCCACAGCTAATCGTTATCCAGAATATGACGGAGCTGTGACGAGAGAAGAAGTGGTCCAAGTCAGAGCATATCTTGAACGTGGTTTCTTTACGACCCAGATCATGAACAAGTTCAATCGAAGTCGAGGCTGGGTACTGCGAAGGACGCCGAAAGAATTTGAATACATTTTGACGGATGAGGACCGACAGATACTGAAATATTATCGGTATAAGTCTACTGAAGAGATTAGTCGAGTGTTACATCGCAATGCAGAATGGGTTCGGAAAGTGAGGAAACTTCTATGAAAAATATTCGACCAGATTACTATCGCAAAGATGGCAAAGACCTTTTTGACCACCTCACAGAGATTTTTCCCAGCCAGTGGTTTAGAGGATTTATGGTGGGAAATGTTATTAAATATGTTATTCGTTATCAGGCCAAAAATGGTGCTGAGGACCTGGTAAAGGCTAGAACGTATGTAGATCGACTGATTCAGTTTGAGGAGGCGAGACGTGAAGATTAATGATATTCGTAAGACTGATATCGGAATTATGAAATATGTTGTTGGACAAACGTTTGAAAGTCATGGAAATGTCTATAACATACTGAGCGAAAAATATAGTTACGGAGATGACACTCAAATCAATGCAGAAATCACAATCAAGGACGGTGATGACTAATGAAGAAAGCGGTGGTTAATCTAACTTTAGAATTAGACGAAACTAACATGATTACTAATTTCGAGCTTGAATCAAACCTTGTGGAACCTGATCGCCGTAGAGTGCTGCTAGATGCTTACATTGATTTAGCGGACAAGCACGGATTAGGTTTCGCAGATATGGGTGGGGAGCTAATGGTAGAAGCGAAGAACATGCAGAATGGGAGGCACAAAGATGAATTCAGGACAGAAGACGTATAGAGCATTTTTGTTACGTTCGTTTGAAGAACATCACTTTGATATCGCTCGTACACTGGGCTGGTGTCAGCGACACCACTACAAGTTATCTGAGCCAGAACAAATGGCAATTCGTGATTTATCCGAGAGAGAAAAAAATGCTGTGATTAGTGAGATCCTCATTGGTCACTGCTGAGAGGGTGGGGACATGTCAATCGATTTATCTGATGCTACCATTGCTAAGATTGTGAAGGGATTAATCACGGAGGGCGAGACGGCAGCACAAAACAAATCAGAAAAAAAGCTACGCAACACCAAGGCACTTTTGCGCAATTACAAATTTCTGGAAAATCACATGGATGTTGATCTGCCTAAGCTAGATGAATCAACACCATTATCTAAACGAGAACTATCATTGTTCGCTCTATTGGGATATCGAGCACGTTCAAAAGAAATGATGTTGTTTATCAATCGAATCATTGAACGGTATGAAGTCATCTGTAATGCGGGAACGCCAGAGGACCAGAGACGATACGCTGTAATCAAACGATTATATTTATCGGAGCCGTCTATGACCCGTGAACGATTGGCAGAATTGTACCACGTGGATGAGCGATCAATTCGGAGAGACGAGAGCAAAGCGATTGACGAACTAACGGTGATGCTGTTTGGCATTGATGGTGTTAATGATATGTCCAAGTAGTGTCATAATCGTGTCCGGTAAACGCCGAGTAAAAGGATTACTATGATAGCGTGGAATAAATAAATTGCTTAACGGCGGTGGCGCGGTTCGACTCCGGGCTGACCGCTTTGCCTCCTAGCAATAAAATGCCTCAGCCAATTGGTTGAGGTTTTTGTTTGCAATTAAGAAAGGGGAATATCAATGGTAATTGAGACACGTAAGACAGCAACTGGTACAGAATATTGGGATACCGAAAAGCAAGCAGCTCAGTTTGAAGTATTCGATGAAGGTAAACCTGACTTAACGGATATGAAGCTACATGAATTGCTAGCCTATGCTAAGGCAAAAGGTCTGGTCATCCCGAAGGGAACTACTAAACGAGCAGACGTGATTAAGTTCATTGAAGTTAATGACTAGAAAGCTTTGTGAGTTTCCTGGATGTCAAAATATCATTGAACATGGTCGTTACTGTGATGAGCATGGATTTTCAGACACGTTTAAACAGACAAGAAAGAAACGCCGCTCAATTTATCATCACGAAAACAAACCAGTTTATCACAGTCAAGAGTGGGCTGATGTTTGCCAAGAGGTTGATTTAAGAGAGCGTAATCAATGCCAGAGGTGTCATCAGATAGTGTTTGGCCGGCATAAGCATCACCATCATATAGTTCCCATTAAAAAAGATAGAACTTTAGAATTTGAACCGAATAACATTATGTTACTTTGTGACAAATGCCATCCTATCGTGGAACATGAACAAGAGGAAAATCCAAAAAAAGTTTTTCCAAATTATTTTTGAAAGCCCCCCCACCGAAAAATTATTTTTTTAGTCGTGGGAAGGATAGGTAGCATAGGCTTACGCGCGCAGTTCTCAACAAAATCAAAAGTGAAAAGGGGGTTTTTTCGTGGGGCGCAAAACTAAGAAGCAAGTTGAAACTGAACAATTAGCGGAAAAGGTTGAAGCAGAGCGGAAACGCCTACTTTTTATTTTGAAAAAAGCTGACATTTATAGTCAAATCCTTGATCCTCTGATTGATTCGTATATGAATACGTTTGAGGTCTATGAAATCATGTGGAAACGTTGGAAAGACAAGGGTTTCCCCGAAACTCAAGTTTACGAAAATAAAAATGGTGCTAGAAATGCCGTTAAGAGCCCTTTGAGCGTTCAAGTTGATATCTGGTCAGAGAAGAAATTAAAAGCCTTAGAACGACTTGGAATGACAAATAAAGCAATGACGAAACGAGTCATTACTGGTGGATCCACGGTTGACACGTCTACAGGTCATGCAGAACAGCGACCTGGTGAACAGGTTGATGAATTACAGGCACGAAGAGAAAAGTGGCGTAACCGGGGATGAAAATCACATTTGAAACTAATTATGCTGATGTATACGCAGGCCTAGTAACGAAAAATCCTAAAGACTACCCAACAACCATTAAGAAGGCAGTCAAGCGCTATAAACGTTGGAAAAAACGTGGCGATATCTGGTGGGATAACAATAAAGCTAATGAAGCACTAGATTTTATTCAAACCTATGTTCGTCACGTGAAAGGCGATCTGGCTGGTGAGACAATTATTCTTGAGCCATGGGAGTTGTTTGGTTTTGCCCAGTTATACGGTTGGCAACATGAAGATGGGAAGGGGCGAACGGTTCGGCTTATACGTGAAGTTTATTGGCAAGTTCCTAAGAAGAACGGTAAAACACTGATTGGAACAGGAGCACTTGCCTATGCCATGTATGGTGAAGGTGAAGTAGGGGCCGATGTTTACTGCTGCGCCTCTGATTTTGAGCAAGCTCAGTATGCGGCTAAGCCATTTGGAGCCCTAGTAGAAAATTCACCTGTGCTTTATAACAATTCGCAAGTGTTCAAGGGCAAAGCAGGCTCTGTGATTGGGGCTGTTTATCGTTATCAGATTGATGGTGTGGCATTTGAGAACACCTTTAAAGTCATGACGAAAAACACCGGCAAGATTGAAGGCTCAAATCCATCGTTTGTGCTGAACGATGAACTTCACGCGCAAAAAAACATGGAGCAGTACGACAACTTTAAGTCAGCTATGCTGGAGCGGGCGCAACCTATCATGTTTAACATTTCTACTGCCGGAAAGAGCTCTTCATCAGTAGGGATGCGTGTCTACAAGGAATCTAAAGAGATCTTAGACAAAGACAATGACGATTCCCGTCTGGTCCTGATTTATGAGCCAAACAAAGGTTATGACTGGACGGACCGTCATGTTTGGCGACAGGTTAATCCTAATATTGACGTTTCAATCACGATGGAGGCGTTAGAAATTGAATTCTTAGCGGCCCAACGTTCTGAACATGGTAAAGGTGAGTTTCTTTCTAAGCATTTAGATGTGTTCGTGAATGGAGCTGAAAGTTTCTTTAGTCGTGATCAGGTAGAACCAATATTGCAACCAGACAAAATGGGTGACCTACGTGGTGAGGCCGTTTGGTTAGGGCTGGATTTGTCTAAGACAACTGACTTAACTTGTGTGTCAATCAACATTCCTACGTTTGGTGAAGATGGTAAGTCGATGCTAAAGGTTAAGCAGCGCTATTTCATTCCTTATGACAATATCGATTACCGTGAACAACAGGACAATGTTCCTTACCGAAAATTGGCAGAAGAGGGCTTTGTGGAGTTCTGTGATGGAAAGATGATTGACCAAGACCAGATCATCGAATATATCACGCAGCTAATGAGTGATTATGATGTCCAACGCATTAATTATGACCCTGCCATGGCCCAGAAGTTGATTGAGAAACTTGAGAACCTTGGGCTAGATTGCGTGGCTATCATGCAATATCCAACGGTGCTGAATGAAGTCATGGATGATGTGGAACGGTTGATTTACGAAAAGCGGTTAATTACAGATAATCCATTACTGGTGTACTGCTTACTCAATATTGTCGTGGTTACCAACATTAACGGATTAAAGGCGCCTAGTAAGACGAAATCCGCTAAGAAAATTGATGGGGCAGCGGCAATGTTGGACGCTCACAAGTCTACTCAATTTGAGATGGAAGATGTTGACACGGCCGGATTGGATGATTACCTGAAAACAATATATGGATAGGAGGTGAAGGTTTGGGATTAAGAGATAGATTCTCTAACTTTTTATTTAAGCAAGTTGAAAAGCGAGGTTGGTTAGACGATTTAAAGTCAAATTATATTCGTTGGGGTTCACGTTTTGTTAATGATGATTCCATCATGAAATCTAGCGATGTGAATGAGCTGGTCAACGACATTTCTAATCAAATTGCGATGGCAAAGCCGACGGTTATTGGGCCTGATGGTGAGGAAGTTCCTAATCATGCGGTTTTGAAGCTTTTGAAACATCCCAACGAATATCAAACGGGTTTTGAGTTTTCCAAATTGCAAGTTAACACTTTATTGCTTCGCGGCGAAGTGTTTCCAGCTTACTTAGGGAATGAATTGCATTTGGTATCGGATGTTTCCACAGATTTAAATGATCGGCTTGTTGAAACTTATAAGGTCGGCGGTACTAACATCCCTGGATCCATGATCGAACATGTGAAGCAGGTTAACACCAGTGCACTACAAGGCCAGGGATTGGCCCAACTTGGAAAGGACACCTTAGAAGGTGTTATGAGTGCAGAAAAAGTGCTGACCGATAAATATGCCAAGGGCGGTTTGTTGGCCTTCTTGTTGAAGCTTGATAGTCATTTGAATCCAGCTAACGCTACACAAAGTCAGCTAGTTACGGCTATTAAAGGTCAGTTGGAAGGCTTGGACAATCAAGATACCGTGAAGATGTTAACCCTTGGAAAAGGGTACGAAATTGACACTCTCCGGTCTCCAGTCGAGGATGACAAGATTCTGGCTTATCTGAATGTGTACAAGAAGGATTTGGGTAAGTACCTAGGAATTAACGTTGACACCTACCAGCACATGATGGAAAACGATGTTGAAAAATCCATGATGTATCTCCATAACAAGGCCGTTCGGCCAATCTTACAAAATTTGAGTGAACATTATACGCAATTGCTATTTAGTAAAGATTCTGGATATCACATTGAATGGAAAATTAATATTTTGGACTTTGTTCCTTATTCGGTTAAGACCAATATCGGTTATAACATCGTTCGAACTGGAATTACTTCACCAGACAACGTAGCCGAAATGTTAGGATTTGAACCTCAGAATACTAAGGAAAGTCAGGCAATCTATATCAGCAACGACCTGATGAATATTGGTGATAAGTCTGCTACAGATAATTCATTGCCCACGAAGGGGGGTGACAATGACGAAAACACAGGAAATTAGAACTTTCAATTTTAACAAACGAGATGGAACGGATGTTGATCACCCACTAACAGTGAGTGGTCATGCGTCCGTTTTTAATTCGCCAACGGATATTGCAGGTGCGTTCACGGAACAAATCGCTCCGGGCGCTTTTAGCAAAACACTTACTGAAAATGATGATATTCGGTGCTTGTTTAATCACAACTGGGACAACATCCTGGGTCGTACAAAGTCAGGTACTTTGACACTTGAGGAAGATGAACAGGGATTAGCGTTTACTGTTGATCTTCCGGATACCACTGCAGGTCGAGATTTAGTGGTTAGCATGGAGCGAGGCGACATTGACAAATGTTCGTTTGGCTTTATCCCCACGGCTGATAAGTGGGACTACAGCGATCCAGACCACCCTGTACGAACCATCGAAGAGGTCGAGCTATTTGAGGTATCAATCGTAACTATTCCGGCATATGACGATACTGATGCACAACTCAATAGAAGCAAAGATGGCCAGTATAAATTAATTGAATTAGTGGAACAACGCAAACAGATTATTTCAAAAATTAAAGGAGAGTTATCACATGAATAAAGACTTGGTAGCAATGTTGAAGCGTATGAAGGAACAATCAGAAATGCGGTTGAAATCATTACAAACACGGGCTGAAGACCCTAAGCTGACCGAAGATGATGCTAAGGCATTACAAGACGCCGCTGATAAGGAAACTGCGGCCCACAAGGATGTGGTAGACCAGTTGGCTAACTTAACTAGCACCGAAAATAATCCAGCTAGTGACGATAATAATGGTTCTGAATCCGAATCAGAAGAAAAACCTGGTGACGATGATAATGAACATGGGGCTGTTGTATCACCACAAGTACGGGATGGCATTAAGGACGCGATTCGTTCAGGTATGCAAGGGCAAGGCCAATTATCTAAGGTTGCTAAGAATGAACAAATTCGTTCTGCATTCGCTAAGACTGTAATTGGTGCAATGCCGGTTGAAGAAGCCCGATCGTTGGGAATTGTAACAGGTAATGGTTCGGTTACCGTCCCTGAAGTTGTTGCGAGTGAAATCATTTCCTACGCTCAAGAAGAAAACCTACTTCGGAAGTATGGGAGTGTCGTTCGGACTTCAGGCGATGTTAAGTATCCCGTGTTAGTTAAGAAGGCAACTGCCACTGGTCATAAGTTGGAACGTGCTGATGATAAGCCAATGTCGGAAACTGCCATTGAATTTGATGAAGTTCTGTTAAGCCCAACCGAGTTTGATGCATTGGCAACCGTTACGAAGAAATTGCTGGCTATGACCGGATTACCTGTTGAAAACATCGTGATCGAAGAGCTCACTAAGGCATATGTGCGCCAAGAAGCTAACTACATGTTTAACGGGGATGAAACTGACAACATCAACGATGGTGCTTTAGCTAAGAAGGCTGTCGCCTTTACTCCCACTGCAGCGGTGGACTTAACTGCAGCAGATGCTGGTCAAAAGATTTATGACGCATTGATCGAAATGAAAAACACACCTGTCACGGAAGTCATGAACAAAGGTCGTTTCATCATGAATCGCGCAGCATTGACGATGGTTGAAAAGATGAAGACGGCGGACGGGTTCCCACTCTTGCGGCCACTCAATCAAGCAGAAGGTGGGATTGGTAATTTATTGGTTGGTTACCCAACAGATGTAACTGACTATGCAGATAAGAAAGGTTCGGCAAACACTCCAGTAATTTACTTTGGTGATTTCAGCAAGTTCCATATTCAAGACGTAGTTGGCGCTATGGAAGTTCAAAAGTTAGTTGAAAAGTTTGCCGATACTAACCGGATTGGCTTCAAGATTTACAACTTGTTGGACGGCCAACTTATCTACAGTCCATTTGAACCAGCTGCTTACAAGTGGGAAGTGGCAACTGCTGCTAAGGGCTAGCCATGGAACACGATGCGCTTTTTGAAGAGTTTAAGACTCATATTGAGTGGGAAGACAGCATGGATGATTCAATGTTGGATCGATATCTTGAAATGGCCCGTCAATATGTTCGTAATGCAACTGGAAACGAAACAGATCAGCTGGTATTAATGGTTGCTGCAATCTTGAACGATTATCGAGTTCCAGAAAAAGAAATGGCGACAGCACTAGACTCACTGACACCCTTCTTTATTCAGGAGGTGTATTCAAATGACACGGTTAACCAATCATCTGAAGCATAGGGCGAAGCTTTTATCTTTAGTTCAGTCGGTCAATGAGGATGATTTACCAATTGATAAGTGGCAAGAGTCACGAGTGCTTAATTATCAGAGCCTGGGGGTAACGGCCACTGAAAAGTTTCAGAGCATGCAAGCAAAAACAGATGTGGTTAAACGGATTCGCATTCGTTTTGACCCCAAAATAGACCAACTTGAAAGCCGAGTGATGATTGCGGGTAAGCCGTATCTCATCACCCGGCTTTATGTCGATGATGATAGGAACTTCGAGGAGCTGAGTTTGAATTATGTTGATTAGTTTTGAGGAGTTTCGGGCCCGACTTAAGTCGCTTGGACTGCCGGTGTATCGGAACAAAGCGCCAACGGGAACGCCGTTCCCATACTTTGTTTATTCTTATACAAATGAAGAAAACCTTCATGCCAGTGGAGAAACGTTGGATAGTAAGCCTGAATATCAGGTATCTCTATTTACTGAAGGAACCGAAAAGGAGTTGCAGAAGTTTAGGCGTGTGTTTTCAGATGTGCCTTTTATGGGGTTCAACAATAGTTTTAGTGATGAAAATGGCACAACTGTAAATAATTTCTATACGTATATTCGGGTAGAACTATGAGTAATAACGGGTTTGTTGATGCTCAGAACATGTTAAAAAAAATCAAAGTGGATTCTGCTGCTGTCAAACGAGCTCAAAGGGCGGCCGCCGATATTTATGTGCACAGTTTACGCCCTGCATTGCCGTCTGACCCAAAAGCTTCGTTTGTTCCAAAATATGGACAAATGAAAAACAACCTCAAAGTTATTCAGTCGGGAGCTGATATTGCGGTAACTTTTGGAGATTCTTTTTGGTGGAAGTTTGTTGATAAGGGAACACCAAAGATTACGGCAAAGAACTTTACACGAAATACGTTGAAGGCCGCCGAAGGTCGCATGAATAGCACAATGATAAAAATGATAAAAAAAGAAATGGGGATTTAAGAAATGGCAGATGTACAAACCAACAAGAACAAAGATGCCTACACGCTAACATTAGGTGATATCTTTTTTGCACCAATGACTACGCCAGGGACATCAAGCACGGCTCCAGTTTATTCCGATCAAATTTTCCGTAAGACGATCGGTAAGAAAGTTGAAGTGAAAGGTAATGGAAAGTCGACACCACTTTACGCTTCAGGTGTGCTGTTAGCGCAGGTTAATCAAGAAACAGAAGAAGAAATCAGTATGGACCATATTGGATTGCCAACTGGTCTATTGGACCAGGTCACTGCGACTACACCAAATAACGGGGTTTCTTTCGCCAGCGCAGATGCAACTACTCCTGCAGAATTTGGTTTTGGATTTATCGCTAAGCGGTCTGATGGCGTTAATGATGCAATGTGGTTCCCTCGATGTGTGGTATCACCAGCAACCGAACTCAGCTATGAAACGTCAGAAGACGAATTTAAAGAACAGGACGTATCGATGACCATTCAAGCAAGTGGATTATTGCACGGTGACCATGTCATGTATTCCAAGTACAGCTCACAACGAGAAACGACACTGACTGTGGAAGACTTCATGAAGCAAGTCGTTTTCGATAAGTCACAAATTGAAACGCTGGGGACCCCAGTAACTGAACCTAAAGGATAGAGGAGAATGTTAAATGGCAAAACTGAGTGACCTAGTTAATGTTAGTGATGCGACATTCCTACGAATTCGAGATCAGAAAACTGGTGAGATGATTAAAGTCCCAGCCATGTTAACTTTTGATTCCATCAACGCAATTGAAGTGGCATATGGGAAAAATTATACGGCGTTTGAAAAAGATTTAACGGCGTTACTAAATCGCAAGGTGTTCAAACGTGACGAAAAGTCGATGAAGCTTGTATGGTCGTTAGTATATGGGCTGCTCATCGGTGGTGGTACAGAGTGCACGTATGATGAAATGAATCGGGCTATTCCATTTTCGGATGTTCCCAATGTGTTAGAAGATGCTTTGAAGATCATGCAAGAGCAGGGATTCCAGGAATCTGACGCAAAAAAATAAAGATGCCACAACAACAAAAATCCCAGGGAGATGAACAGTTTCCTTGGGATTTTTATTTGTTCGTGGCAACCAGTAATTTTGGCTGGTCGCTAGATTTCTTTATGAAGTCTACTCCGAACATGTACCTGAAGACTCAGATTAATTGGTTACGGCTAAATAATCCTGATTCGATTGAAGACGTTCAGGAAGTTTATATGGACCAGATTCCATTCTGGAATTAGAAAGGAGGTTAATATGGCAAGTAGTAAAGACGAAGCAAATATCATTCTTCGATTCAAGGCAGATGGCGCCATTCAACTCGCAAAAACGGTAAAAGAACTGAACACCGTCATGAATACGGCGGCTAAGGAATACCGCGCGCAAGTTGCGGCAATGGGGGATGCAGCTAGTGCCAGTGACAAGTTAGCCGCCAAGCAAAAAAAGCTAGAAGATCAATTTGCAGCGGCACAAAAGCGGACCCAGTTACTGACTAATCAATATAAGGAAATGAAAGAGTCTGGGAATGCTACCTCAGACCAACTTGCGAAGATGGAAGGCAAGGTCTTAGATGCTCAAAGAGCCGAATCTAGCCTAGGTAACCAGTTGGACAAGGTAAACGTGCAGATGTCTGCCCAAGGGAAGAAGACGCAAGAAGCCAAGGATAAACTAGCAGCACTAGAAACGGAATCCAGCAAACTTGATTCGAAGGAAAAGGCCCTGACAGCCTCATACAGCCGACAAGAAGCTGAGCTGGGTAAGGATGCCACAAATGCGGAGAAAAATGCACTAGCTAAGCGGAAGCTAACGGAACAGACGGCTCTGACTGCTAAGCAAGTGGATAATTTAGAACAACAGTTAAAGCAGACAGAAGCCGCTTATGGTGCTAATTCTCGTGAAGTCGATGAAATGAGGGCGAAGCTAGACAACGCTAAGGCATCCGAAGCAAACTTAAAAAATGAGTTGGCAACTACCAATGAATCCATTAGAAAGCAAGGTGGATTATCCACAGAGACTGCTTCCAAAATGGAGCGAATTGGTACAAGTGGTGAAAAGGTCAGCTCTGTTGGTAAAAAGCTGACCACCGGGTTAACAGTGCCGTTGGTTGCGATAGGAGCTGCGGCTGTTAAAACTGGTGGTGATTTTGAAGCTCAGATGAATCGGGTCGGTTCAATTTCTGGAGCAACGAAAGGTGAACTGAAACAGTTAAGCGATCAAGCTGTGGACTTAGGTGCCAAGACGGTGTTTAATGCTAAACAATCTGCTGAAGGCATGGAAAATCTTGCTTCAGCAGGTTTTAGCGCAAAAGAAGTCATGGGCGCAATGCCAGGGGTACTGAATCTGGCTGCCGTTTCTGGTGGAGATGTTGGTAAGGCGTCTGAATATGCTGCCAGTGCATTACGAGGATTCGGGTTAAACGCAAGTCAGTCAGGCCATGTGGCAAACGTATTTGCCGAAGCTGCTGCCAAGACTAACGCAGAAGTTGGCGATATGGGCGAGGCCATGAAGTATGTCGCGCCTGTTGCAAAGTCCATGGGAATTAGTATTGAAGAATCGGCTGCGGCAATCGGTATCATGTCTGATGCTGGTGTTAAAGGTAGCCAAGCAGGGACAACATTGCGTAGTTCAATGGCCCGACTAGCAGACCCCACAGCTAAGATGAAAGGTGTTATGAATGACCTTAATCTTAGCTTCTTTGATTCTCAAGGAAAGATGAAGCCGCTTGGTAGCATTATTGGCATGTTGCAGGATCGATTTAAGGGATTAACCAAAGAACAAAAAGTTCAAGCTATGTCTACTCTGTTCGGCAAGGAATCGCTATCAGGAATGATGGCATTGGTAAACGCCGGACCAGAAAAGATGAACAAGCTAACGAACAGTTTCAAAAACTCTGACGGTGCTGCTAAGAAGATGGCAGATACCATGAACAAAGGTTCTAAGGCATCAATCGATCAAATGTTAGGATCGTTGGAGTCAGCCGCAATTAAGATTACTGAGGCTTTAGCTCCAGCAATTAAGGCGGTAGCGGACTTTGTGGGTAACTTGGTTGATAAGTTTACCAACCTGGATTCTGGGACACAAAAGACCATTTTAGTTATGGCAGGTCTAGCTGCCGCAATCGGGCCAACGGTGTTAGGCGTTGGCAAGTTGATGGTTGCAATTGGCAAATTTCCTGAAACACTGGCAGCCGCAAAAAAAGGTTTCGCCTCTTTGGCTGGAATTATGTCGCCAAAAGCATTAGGTTTTGCCTTATTAGCTGCCGCTGTAATTGCATTGGTTGTACTAATTATTACCCACTGGAAACAGATTAAAGAGGTTACCTCTAACGTTTGGAATGGCATAAAGAATTTTCTTTCAAGCGTATGGAACGGCATTAAAACAGTTGCTACAACGGTATTTAATGCTTTGAAATCATTTTTCTCCGTTCTCTGGAATGGTGTCAGTCAGGTATTCTCAACAGTCTGGAATGCTATTAAAGGTTCGCTGACCGCCATTTGGAACGGAATTAAGGCAGTAGCAACTGTTACTTGGGATGCCATTGTAGTCGTCTTTAAAACAGTAATGGAAGTCATTAAAGGTGTGTTTACGATTGGATGGGCGGCCATTCGAACTGTAACTACGGTGGCTTGGGCTTTGATAAAGGCTGCTATTCTTGCGGTTTGGAATACAGTTAAAGCGCCAGTAATGGCAGTGGTAAATGCGTTGAAGGAAGGTGTAACAGTTGCTTGGAACGCGATCAAGACGGTAACAAAAACTGTTTTCAATGACGTTAAAGTGCTAGCCACCAGTGCTTGGAACGGAATTAAGAAAGTCGTTTCTGTTTCATATAATGCCATTAAGACTGGTGTTAAGGCGGCTTGGAATTCTGTCAAGTTAACGACTAGCACTGTGTTTAATGGCGTGAAATCTGTTACTTCCAGTGCATGGAACGGTGTAAAGTCGGCCGTAGCAAAAGCATATAACGCGATTAAACCAGGCGTTAAAGCGGCATGGAATGCAGTGAAATCCACAACGAGTAGTGTCTTTAACGGCGTGAAATCCGTTACTTCTAGTGCTTGGAATGGCGTGAAATCAGCAATTTCTAAGGTTTACAATGCCTTGAAACCAGGAGTTAAGGCGGCTTGGAACTCAATCAAGTCCACGACTTCTAGCGTGTTCAAAACAATTAAGTCAGTTACAACGAGTGTTTGGAATGGTATCAAGTCGGCTATGACCACGCCTGTCAAGGCTGCAGCTTCTACTATTTCTGGTGTCATTAATAAAATCAAAGGTTGGTTCAGTGGTCTTCATTTGAGATTTCCTAGAATCAGTATGCCACCCCTTCCTCACTTTAGTTTGAATGGGTCGTTTAACTTAAAACCGCCCTCGGTTCCTCATTTATCAGTTAATTGGTATGCGAAAGGTGGGGTATTCACAAAGCCTTCTGTGTTTGCAAATGCTCAAGGTGGTTTTAATGGCTATGGTGATGCTGGTCCAGAAGCTGCCTTACCACTCAATGAAGAAACTTTAGGCGGTATTGGTAAGGGTATCGCGGCCGCTATGGGTGGTAACTCAAGTCAACCGATCATCCTAAATATCGATGGGAGAAAGTTCGCTGAGATTACGGGTCCATACACTTCGGGTTATTTGAAACAACAGGATGTCACGAACGGTTTTAGCAAAGGGAGGCGAAATTACTAATGCAGATTTTTTTGGACGAAGTTGGCAATGAAGATCTGGGAATAGTGCTGTCAAAAAAGCCTGATATTCCGACTGCCCAGCAAAGTGTAATTACAACGATGGTCCCAGGTAGTCGTCATGGAAGTTTAACCCAGTTTCAGGGATGGCAGGACGTTCAGTTGAAATGCGACTTTATGATTATGCCCACCTTATTACCGGGTTTAACAGGACTTCAAGGATATAACGAAGTCCTTAGACGGTTAAATAACTGGGTAATGGGTTCTAGCAAATTAGTCTTTTCTGATGATCGCGGGTATTACCGAATAATTAAGCAAGTCAGTATAGATGCTGCATCCCCGGCAGAGGTTGAATTGGTTGGGAATGTTTCTGTAAACCTAGTCTTAGACCCTTTTTGGTACCAAGAATCAGATCCAATTGTGTTGGAACATTCTGATGATGTTTACAATCCGGGTTCTCAAGAATCGGAACCGTTGTTAACAGTATTTGGTTCAGGGACGGTAAAGTTCAGTATTAATGGAACTGAGCTGACATTATTAAAGGTTACGGATTATTTGACGATTGATAGTTGGCATGACACAGTTATTCATGGCTCAGATTCAGGAATTTTCGATGAACAATTAGATGGCGAATATCCATTGCTTAAACCAGGGCTTAACGAAATCGAGCTAGGCCAGAATGCTACCAAGATTGTTATAGATGGAAGGTGGTCGTGGCTATGATTCAATTATATGGATGGGATGAACGCGATTTTCAAGGGCATAACGGTCGGGTTTTATCGGCCGTGTCGAATGACACCATTACTTGGTCATTAAATACACAGTTCGATTTCCAATTTGATTATCCATTATTTGCTAAACATGGGTTGTCTATTCAGAATGAAATGATTATTACAGCCCCTGTGCCTGGTTACGATGACCAGGCCTTTCGTGTGAATTCAGTAGAAAAATCTATGGGTGTATTAACGGTGCATGCCTACCATGTTTTTTGGGACCTCATGCAAAACTTTGTCGAAGATATTAATATTGTGGAAAAAACTGGAGCCGATGCCGTGCAGCACATCATGGAGTCAACTCAATTCCCACATGAGTTCACCTACAATTCATTTGTAGGAAATGTGGCGAACGCTCGTATTGTTCGAATGAGTCCAATTGCGGCGTTGATTGGTACAGACGATAACACATTGATATCACGTTGGGGCGGAGAATTTGAGTGGGATAACTTCCATTTCAATCATGTTGCACAGTTAGGAAAAGATCGAGGTGTGGTATTTCGTAATCGGCGAAACTTGTTGGGATACAAAGCTACCGAAGATCTAACGAACACAGTTACTAGAATTATGCCAGAAGGGTATAACGGGTTATTCTTACCAGAGCTGTATGTGGATTCTCCGTTGATTGATAATTATACAACGCCACGTATTGCCAAGATTGAATATTCTGATATTAAGGCAATTGATGAGGATTCTGTTTCTGCAGATGGCGAAGTTGATCCGGATGCAATCCCTAAGGATGAAGCTCTGATAGCATTACGCGAAGCGGCTACTAAGGAATTTTCGAAAAATCATATCGATCGACCTGGTGAACAGTATGAGTTGAATGTTGTTATGTTAGAAGATACTGAAGAGTATAAGGACAGTGGAATTTTCAGCCGAGTTTATCCAGGCGATACTGCCACATTCATTCATGATGAAGACGATTTGAATGTTAAGGCCCGTATGACGGGGTATACCTGGTCACCAAGCACTGAGCAATATCTCACACAGTCTTATTTATCCAGTACGAATTTAAGAGGTGGAAGTGACATTGAGCACAAGATTGACAGTATTGGTAACCAGTTGACCGTGATTGATCAGGCGATTGTGAAAAAGGCGGCCAACCAAAGCAACACGGTCGGCTGGTCGTCACAAACACCACCGGATATTATTGGTAGCAAAGAGGGCGATATCTGGTATCAAAATGTTGGTGTCCACGTTATTATGTGGCTCTATCATGATGGCCGGTGGCAGGAAGCGGTCAGCGATATTGCAGGTCATGATGCAACTAACATCACCGAAGGAACGTTTAACGCCGCGGCTATTAACGTGATTAATCTGAATGCAAATAGTATTGTTACGGGATTCTTAAATGCGAATCGAATTAAAGCGGGACAAATTTCTGGGACAAATTTGAACATTAATCTTGATACTGGAGCAGTGGAATTTAAAAAAGGTTATATTACCGGAAATAATGGGCGTATTCGCTTTGACTTAGATCGAAGTTATTTCCAAAGCTATAGCGCGGCTAATAGGGGTTTTTCAATCAATGACGGCGGTTTCTATTTTTATGACAACTTTTTGTCTAGTAATAAAACTGAGGTCGGCAGATTTTCCGCTGACATTTTGTCTAATAACACTGCTGGTTTAAGTATCGGGTCAGATACAGGGATTAGCCTGAATGCGGGTGGTCAGTCCATCAGTATTGGGCAAGG